CAGTTATCATCTTCGGTTACGGTTATCGGCAGAACGCCCTGCCGCTGACAAGAGCTTATTTGCCTGACCAATCTACTCCACATGATAGATAACTATCATTTATATCATTTAGTTAATTAGTCTTTATTTTTCATTATGTTGCAAATAACAAGCCTGTCAAAAACAGTGATATTAACTACACCATTAACTACACCGCTTCACGAACAATATCGAACAACCGCGAACAAAGATCAACACGCTTTAATCATTATCATTTTCCGGCTATCCGTCATGAAGCTAGTGGATGATCTGCGTGGTGATTTCCACCATTCAGAGCAGGGGCGGTCATCATGCCCATGCCATAACAAAAACCCCATATTCGTGGTTTTTCTGTGTTGTGGCTATTCTGCCGTTGCCGTGCTGGTGGATATTTCCGTTATGGGGATCACCATATCGGCATCATGCCCACCAGCGTGAAGCGTTTTTCATTTTTCGCGGGTATAAAAAATCGATGGGGCTGGCAGTCCAGAAGACGTCAGGGTACAGAGATTTGCCCCGCCCCTCCCTGTGCATAAGCACAATAAGTAACCGAAGGCGGAATTCCGCCCTCGGTACTCACATATGAGAAACGATATTTCTTCCACCGATACCCTTTATTTGGGTATCGCGAGTAAGCCCCAAAATCTGGGTGTTACTCTTACTACCCAAACTACGGGTAGTTTCCGTAGTTTCATGGTCGAGTTGCAGATCTGCAACTCACCCACCAGCCAACGCAATTTTGCGTTATCGGGAATATCAGCAAGTTAGCACAGAAATAACTCAGGCAGATACAAAACTCAATTTTGAGGTTTGCTTATTATTCAGTTGGTTAACATCCCTCAAAACTGAGGACTGTACCCAAAGCTATTTTTATAGCTCCGGCCTCAGCCGTTGGCTGTTCCCGAAAATATCAGTCAGTTACGTTAACCGCTAATTTCTGCCTTTGGTGTGAATACTGTCGCTTTAACCTACGGTAATTGTTCTGCCTCGGTGCGTGTCACCGCCGTAACCGCGCCAGTAAACCCCACAGATTCGTGGTTTTCCTGAATATCAGGAATCTACCGCCGCAACCGTTCCGGCTTCTTCCACTGGTAAGTATTTTTCGCGCTCTCCCTCCGTTGTTGAGAACGGCGACGGTATGCCAGCAACTCAAGGACTCTTGTTCGTATGTTGCGCATATCCACGCCGTTAAGCTCAATACCATCACGGCGCATCACCTCAGCAACAACACGCACATAATTTTCAGCGGTCACGCTGTCCGGCTGTGTGGCCTGTTCGTCATGCTGCTGGCTGATTCCGACGACGCGGCGGATTAATCCCAGTAGTTCGGCTTCAGTCATTGTGCCCTCATCGTTCTGATAGCCTGGTGTCGTCGGGTCCTTCCTGGAATTATGGCCCGTTACGGGGCGGCGGTTACTCGCCTTTGTTCTCTAGCAACTTCTCAGGCGCGTTTCCGGTAGTTTCCATCAGGTAATCAGCCAGTATCTGTGGCAGGTTTTCGTCAAGTCTTGCACATGCGTTACATGCTTTGGCTATTTCCCTTTTTAGTTCATCCAGCATATACGGCCTTATATCGGGAAAGCGCCTTTGCATTGTGAGCGGGAGGCTGTCCATGATTGATGAAATCTGACTCGCTAGTTTTGAAATCGCGTAGATGCAAAACTTTGTATCAATCACCTCGCCGCGTTCGCGCTCGTTTTTAAGTTCCTGCGCTTCCGCCTGGGCCGTCATTAATCTGATTCTTACGCGTAAAAGTTCATCATCATCAATCTCGCCTTTGTCGTTTGTAAGCTGGTTAATTGCATTGTTAACCCTATTGTCTATCACGCTAGCAACATCATAAAACGCCTCACGGCCTTTACGCTCAACGGGAGTTACTCCCCACTTGTCGAACGCTGTCGCACTTACGCGGCAGCTTTGCGCCATAGTTTTTTTGTTCATCAGGTGCGATTTCATCAATATCCCCACTTAGTTAAGGTTTCAGGTTGGTGTGTTGGTGTTATCTTTCCCTTTTTATTCATAGAGATAGAGCGAAAAACAAAACCACCACCACCAACCCGAAAAGGCTCATAAATAGCGAAAATCCGCAAGGTCGCCGCCCCGTAGCCTGCCGGATCGCCGGAAAGGACCCGCCAGCCAGAACGGGCCCTAATTTCATCAACCAATCAACTTATTGCGTCCTTTCAGGGCATTACGCCTGGCGCGTTCAATCTTGAGGCATAACGCCGCATCAGGTTTTTCGGGGGTGGGAACAAGGCAATAATTTGATGCGCGCGGAATGTTGTTAATCCACGCAACAACCTCGCTTAAATACCATGCCTTGCGCCCTTTCGTAACCTGTACGCGTTCGGGGAACTCTCCGCGAGCCTCAAGGTTTAGCAATGTGCGACGGCTAAGGGTTGTAAGCTCCACTACCTGATCCATATCAACAAGGCGCTCGCTTAAACTCATTTTGTCATCGATATCTAATAGCTCTCGTAGCTGACTATCTCTTTCAATCATTCTCGTACCTCACACACGTGCCAGCGGCTGAACAGAAATACCTGAGCCAACAAACGCAGCAACTTTTGCTGATAGTTGTGTTACAGACTCAGGCCAGTTCAGAGCATCAACATTTAAGACGCCGGTTTTATAAACCTGAGCCTGCGTTTTTGTCGCTGTATCGATTTGTACAGCGGAAACATAAACAGCTTTGCCTGCGCTCGTTCCATCCCATACCACCAGTGCACCAGTTGCATCTTCTTGCATCAGTGGCGTAAATGCAGGAATTACCCCTTTATTAGCTGAAAATATCCCCAACGTAGTAACCAGTGCTTCAGTGCCAGCCATGAGTTCAGTGTAATGAGTAGCCATTGCTCCCCCTTAACCAATGCGAACGGTAACAAAACGATTGATGCGGGCCGGTATTGGTTGCGGTGCGCTGTGCGTCTGTACATATTCAATAGCCGGATCACCTGGTACGATGTAATTTTTCGGCGCAAGTTCGGCTTTAGTCAGCCCCATTCTGATTAACTCAGGATCCTGAATGCCACCGTAGGCAACGATGCCCTGTAATGATGTGTTGCCAAGCACCATCAAATCAGGATCAAGGAAATATTTTTCTTTGCCGTCCTCGTCGGTATAACGTCCGCTATATACCACAATAGCAACATCGCCAACGTAACCCTTGAAGCTTACAGAATCCCCAAGATTTTTCAGGGCCGTTTCAAGAACGGAATTAGATCCCCGTCGAGTATCAAGGCAATCTTTTACTGCTTTAAAGGCGCGGTATTTTTTCCATACGTTGCGGCCCATTACGATGATATTTGTAGTACCTTCGCTGATTTCTGCGTACTCTTCGATGTCATCGTTTGGATCAAATGTTGATAAATCTCTACCGCTCCACTCCGTGCCGCCGGACTGCGTGATAATATTTTGTGGTTTTATATTCCAGTCCAGTTCATAACGTTCAATTCCATCACCTTCAATGATATTTTTCCCCGTTGTAACCGCCTGAACAGCAAGCCACTCAATACGCGCACGAATTGCCTGCGCTTGTCTTACTAACGCTCGCTTTATTTTGAAACTGCGTGATGAATATGCATTGAATTGTTCAGGTGATACGCCTGGTTGACGAACGGCTATTTTATTTGGGTCGATACTACTTTTTGGCTTCATATAGCCAGGGCGAATTACTTTTGATTCGTAGCCTTCATCGCGTGAGACTTTACTACCAACCATAGGGGAACAAAATGCAGCCATCGGGATGTCTGGATCGTCAATAATATCAAGCGCAATATCCCGCGTCTCAAATGTAACGACTCGCTTAAAAAACAGGTTTATAAATAAAGAATTAATCTGCCATTGAATATCTTCGGCATTAACAACCTGTATTAACATGGCTGGCGAATATAAATCACTCATATAACCTCTTAATACTTAGTAAAAGTGTCGCGTTAATTTTATCATCTGCCTTGTTTGGCATCTTTATGCATTGCTATGCAATAGTGTGCAAAGTTTCAATCTTCGTTTATTTATCCGGCGTTACGTGTCATTCTGTACAGCGTTACAAGTTCAAAGACATAAATTATTCTCTTTGGTGATGAAAGGGTCGGAATATTCCGGCCTTTTTTTTGCGTAGTGTGACGGACTCAACTGATAAAAGCCGGATTGCTCCGGCCTCTGTTACTCGTTGCTTAAAACGGTATGTTATCCCCGTACGGATCATCATTTCCCGCCTGTTGTTTTGCCCTGTTCAGCGCGTCAGTAGCCTGGCCCTGTTGACCTTTTTTGCCGCCCGGTTGCGCCGTTCGCGCACTGATTACGCTGTCTGCAATAACCTGCCAGCCCTGCCGCGTTTCCCCGTTCTGGCCTGTCCACTGGCTCACCTGCATGTTACCCGCCACGCTCACCAGTTCGCCTTTGTGGTGTTTTGCCAGTGCGTCGGCCTGTCTGCCAAACGCCAGGACAGATAACCACATCGTCGCCGTTCCGTCATCTGCCTGGCTGCACGGCAGGGGAACCGCCATACTCGCCATCGCCATTTGTGTCCCTTTGCTGGTGGTCTTTAACTGCGGGTCAGCCACCAGCCGCCCGTAAGCCGCTATCTGTGCTGTCATGCTGTCTGCTCTCCGGTTTTAACGTTGATGGTTGTCACCTGTTCCGCTTCGGCAATCTCCCGTTCTGTCAGCGTGGCAAAGTTTGCTGCCGCCGTGGTCATGAATGCGCTTATCAGTTCGGGATGTGCTTTTGCGTACCCTTCTCCCGCGTTGCGGTCGATGATTTTTATCGCCACCCTCAGCCAGTGTTCTGTCAAATCAAGGGCGTGAGATTGTGGTTTTTTTGCGTGCTTCGTTGTCACAGGCTTTACCTCACAGCAATAAAATAAAATTTTTGCATTTTAACCCTTCACCTGTTCACCTTTTGAGATTTTCCCTTTTTATTCATAATGTTAAGGGGTGAACAGTTTCACAAAAACTATTCACCAACTGTTCACCACTGTTCACCCTTAAAGCTCAATAAATAATCAAAAAGGTGAACAGTGAATAGTTTGGTGAACAGTTCACAAATAACTGTTCACCATATAATATACTGATATAAAAGATATTTATAACAGGGTGAACAGTGGTGAACAGTTATTCCATAAGTTTAATTTTTGCTGTCGTCATTTGTGACCGATGCACATGATGGCATCCAGTCTTCTGAATCCTCTGTCAGTGTCACATTTGAACGCAAACCGTGCTTCGTTTTCCGTTTTATATACTCCCTGCCATATTCCGCCATTGCCCCCGGCATATCTTTACCGAAGCGCGTCAGTGTTACAGGTTTACCGAATCCGTGTGCCCTCATATATGCCAGATAGGCGTGATAAAGATACCTGCGCGGACTGAACGGAATAATTTCGGCATTACCCACTAACAGACCATCACACATTACCGACGACATGAGATAGCCACAGAAGTCCACCAGCGAATCGCCCTCGCGTTTTATCACCAGAGCTTCTTCTGATTTCTGCTGCTCATACAGCAGGCGTTTAGCTTCGTCCTGGTCAGAAAAACGAGTAAGCAGATGGCGAATCACAACCGCCAGCTCTCCTTCTATTTTTTCTGCCAGCATGGGGTCGCGCTCGTTCTCCGGTACAACCTCCGAAAAATTGAATATCACCCGACGACGTGAGATCCCCCCGCTGCGGTCACTGAATGACATGGCGTTATTGTTCACCGCCAGCACGACCGCCTGAATGCGTGTTGAGTAGGGGGCTTTATGCTTCGGGTCGATTGCCACCTTGTCACCGCCTGTAATAGCCTTAATTCCTGCGCCATCACCAGCGTAGCGGGTCATATCCGGCATGATAATCAGCGAAAAGCCAACCACTAACGCGCGTTCCCTTGCATCTTCCAGCGCCTTCATGCTTGCCGATACTGTGTTGGCCTTACCCGCCAGCATGGTGCAAATCTCCGCCATCACGCTTTTACCACTTCCCCCTGGACCTGTTACCTCAATGAATAACTGCCAGTCGTACCGGTTCGCCAGCACCATGAATAATGCAGCCAGCACGCGATCCGTCTTGCGGTCATTCTCTGCCACCGAGCAGCGTAACCACTTCCAGAAATTCGGCGCATGTGTTGCCAGCGTTTCCCCCTCTGCTGGTGGGCTGAAAGGTAATTCACTGGCAATTAACAACCAGTCGTTTTTGTTATGCTCCCGAAAATTACCTGTTCTGGTATCAAATACCCCGTTACTGAATCCAATCAGGTTACGGGCTGTATTCCCCATTACAGGCAAACTTAACTTCATGGTATCGACCGCCGATTTAATGGCGTTCTGCGAATAGCTGATCTCCGCATCAATGAAAATCTGTGCCATAGCTCGCTGTAATTCTTTATCCTGTACTGGCTCCCATACAACGCCGTTGTAATGGTGAACAGTGTCAGAGTCAGCATGAATCGCCAGTTCACCGCCATAATGTGCCAGGAGAACTTCGCCGCGTTGACTTGCTCCCATCTGGTTAAGCGCCAGTGATGAAGCGTTATCGTCTTTTACCCGCTCTTTTTTCTTTACAGGCAGTTCAACTACCTTTTTCTTTTCCGTCAGCTCTCCCCGCTCACGTTCCAGATATTCGCGCCAGTTCTCCCGTTTCTGGCTGTGCATTCCTTCAGGGTAATAATCAGCATCCCTGACACCTGCCGCTGCCAGTTTCTGCCCGATGGTATTAACAAGCCCCGGACGCAATAACCCCGCCTGATAGAGACGCACGCGATAGCGTCCGTCCGGTACGATTTGCAGGTTGTCCAGTTCGGCAAGTTGTTGCTCTCCAAGCCAGACAGGTGGCACGTTATCGCCAGCCAGTCGCCCGTCCTGTTCCTGCCACTGTTTCGCATGTGCCCACGCATCACTACCCGCAAAAATGATGACTTCCGTCATTTTGTCACGCGGCTGGTGTTTTAAATTTGGCGCTTTTTTCATTTCTGCTCTCTCCACGCGGCAATCATGTTTTTCAGTTCCTGTAGTTTTTTATCAACATCCATACATGACACATGGTTATTTCTGGAAGGCGGGATTTCCCGCCGGAATCTGCTAATAAAGATCTCCACGTTCAGCGAACTATGAAATGAATAGCCATCACGAATAAAATACACACGGTCAAACATCAGTTCTTTTACCGTTACTCTGTTACCGTTCTTATCCAGATAAATAGCGCCGGGGATAATTTTGGGGTGTGCATAACCGCTGGCAGTCAAGCCAGATAAATATGTTCTCATGATTATTTATCCCCGATTTGAATCAGTATTCGCTTTCTTTATGGCATTTAATGCATCTGTGGTATTTTCAATGGTGCACCGTAACGAAATATCAAACTGCCCAAGCATTGCCAGTAACAAACCGATATTACCCATATCAATGCGCATGGCCTTTTCGTCATAGTCCTCATTTTCTGACGCATGCCACATCAGGCTACCAATTGACGCAATACCCATTGATATATTGTCAGTAGCCCCATCCGCAGCGGAATAAACCTTTTTAGCAATATCATGCTCACAGTTAAAATGCGGATTAATCAGGTACTGGTAATTTGACATATCAGGCATGGCACACCCCCTGACGAATACGGGCAGCGAATACCATCACGCAGCCAGCCGGAGATTGCTGGCGTGCTTCCTGTTCGCTGGTGGCCTCAATGGTAATCACGCGCGGTTGTGCCGTGCTCAGGGCGATAAAACGCCAGATGTATTTATTCAGGTTGTGCGAGTCCCGCCCTTGCGGGTGTGTGGTATGATTTCTCATAGCTACCTCGATACTTTCGCTATCGTTGGTGGTTAGACGCCCTGCATGTGTTGCGAGCACTGCGGGGCGTTGCTTAATTTGAGTGACAAAACTCAAACTGTGCGCACAGATTAAAATCATGTGTGCGCACATGTCAATACTTAACATCTCATTTTTTTTGCTGTATTGTGTGCGCCCATAAAGTCCATTTAAGTGAGGTGCATCAATGTCTAGCGGTAACACAAACAACAAATCAGCAAAGAAAAATATTCGATTCCCACATGAGCTTATAGATGGGATTGATGCCAGCGTTGAACAAGAAAAATTAACTAATCCTAGTGCTAATTTTTCCGCATGGGTCTTAGATGCCTGTGGACGCAAATTAAAATATGAACAGCGCCGGAAGGCCAAAGAATCAGAATAATCACTATCAGCGCCGTGGTGTGAGTAACTACGGCGCATTGCTATGCAGGGCAACACAATGACCGATAAAGAATTGACCAAAACATTATCACCGACACGGAAAAGACGGCGCAGAAAGATAGAGCATGAATCAGAAAGATTCGCACCTTGTTCGTTTGCTCTTGAGAAATTCCTTAAAGAGCGCAGGAAAAAACTCTCGTTGCAAACCTTGGAACGAACCGAATCTGACTGATCAAATTGCCCACCAGCCAGCAAATCGCTATGATGTTCGGGCTTATGTTTAGTGTTTTCCCATTGGCGACCGCCCCCGGTCGCCTTTGTTTTATGTGTCATATGCTCCCCTTTACGCTGCCTTTCCTGAATTAATGCGATCCCGGCTTTTAACCCATTCCATAACCTCAGACTTAACCCAGCCAACCGAACGACCTCCAAGACTGATACGGGAGGGAAAGCGGCCTTGTTTTTCCATCTCATAACGAGTTGTACGGCAAACGCCTGTTAGCTCTCTGCATTCTTTTTCACGGATTACACGATCTTCATTTATTTCGCGCATAAAAAGCCCTACATAAAATTTACGTATAGAAATTTTTGTTTCGCTGTGGATATACGGGAAGGAATACTTCTTAGCTTTTTTCACCTCTTAAATTGAATACGTAACCTTTCTGAACTTTATGTTCGTCAAAGTTCGCTAGAGTTTGCTGCTGTTCATAAAATCGTGTCACGAGTTTTTAAGCGACGCAACAAAAAATGTCGTCATTTGGTATGATACTTGAATTATCTTATTAAAAACAAATAGATAAACCATCAGGTGTTGGAATAATCAAGAAACAGAAAATAAGAACTCAGAAGAAGATATTTCAATTTTTTCGATGGTTGACACATATAAAGTGAAGATATTTGCAGATATTTTCCGATATTCTACGATTTATTCACGGCTGTAATCTCTTAAAGAAAAAACAGCCGTAATTTGTCAAGAATTTTGGGTGTAAATTCGCGGGGTCATAACAACGATTTTTTCATCATTGTTCTGGAGAAGCTCGAGACGGTCTACCCATAGATTAAGAGCATCACGTTTTGCATCAAGATAGCGGGAGTGGTTATAGACTCGTTGCATCCCTGGCATCTGGTGGGCTGTAAGCTGCTCGACAATATGCGGATCCACGCCTAAATCGTTCAGCATGGTTGTAAATGTGTGCCGGATATCGTGTAACGTCCAGGGGGCTTGATTAATTCGTCTGTGCGCTGTTCTTCCGTACTCTGCTACCGAAGATTGTCCTTTCAGTTCACCAAGCAATAAGCCCGTGTGTCTGTTCTGCTCCACCAGCTGCGTGATGAACGGCAAAATGCTTTCCGGTATTGGCCTGAATATGGCGACCTTCGTTTTGCTGTGCTCCTTCGGTACCGTCCAGAGCATTTCTTTAAAATCCCACTCCTGCACCTCAGAGCGCCTTAGCTCGGTGGTACGGCATCCGAAAACAATCAGGAGGCGAATTAGGGCGCTGTAGTACGGCGGGAATATTTTGTCATCCAGGGCGCGGAGTAATTCCCCAAGCTCCTTGTTTGTTAGTACGCGCTCGCTCACTTCTGCTTTTTTTCCCACATCACCGACAACCATATCATCAAGAACGTTGCTGATTGCGTATCGTCGTTTTCGGCAGTACTTAAGCGCCTGTTTACATACCTGTAGCAAAAATCCGGCAGATACTGGGCTTCGCTTTGCCATCTGGTCAAAACATGCCAACCAGTGCCGTAGCTCGCATTTTTCCAACGGCATAGCGCCAATCTGGCTGATTATGTGTTTATTGATCCGGCTTTTCAGTGATTCGTAGTCAGTGCGCTTTTCCTTTGCATACGATTCAAGCCAGTAAGTGAGCGCTTCCTTAACTGTCACGGGGGCTAACGCATCCTGTACAGCACGATTAAGCTCATAGCGCGGATTTTTCCCCTCAGCCAGCCAAGCGCGACACTGTGCCGCTTTTTCCCTGGCTGCTTTCAGGCTCAGATCGGGATAATTGCCCAGTCTCAGACGTTCCGGTGATACCTGCCTACCAGTTCCAGCCCTGTAAGTGAAATACCAGGTTAACAGGCCGCTGGTGGAATGTCTTACGCTAAGATTGCCACCGTCATTAAAAAAGGCGTTTTTTGTGGTTGGTGATCCGCTTAATTTTCGTAAAAGAGTGTCGCTAAGTCTATGAATTGCGCTGCTCATGTTTCGCGTTTCCGGTCATCAAAATTAACTACACCATTGACTACACCGTGCATCGTACAAGGGCAAACAGTGACGAACAAGGGCGAACAAGAAAAACAAAATTTTCCTTTATAATCATATCGATGAATAAACACAACACACTACCACGAACACCAGCGAACACTAGCTGATAAATAACTATCATCTATCGTTGGCATCAGCGACATCTGTCACATTCCTGTCAATAGCGTTAACTGCTTCAAATTTTTGATTCATACCTGCCCCTTGTCCCCTGTCAAATGCTTGACGGCTCGCCCTAATTCTCTAAATTGTATTTCTAGAGTTGGCGAGGTTTTGAACAGCCCCCTCTCTGACCCCGGTTTATTCCATCTTACTTGTA